AATTCTAGATCTGTATGCAAAAATAGAAAAAATATATGCTGATAGAGGAGAAACAATCCCTCAAGTTTGGGTTACACTAGACGGCAAACAAGTTTGGGCACCTGCTGGTAGTATTCCTAATGCTAATAAAACTCTTTGGACTAAGGACAAAGCTAAAAAGTCGAATGATAGAGAAGACAAAATTAACAAAGCGGCCCGAGACGCATGGGATAATGGAGAGAGATTAAGTACGGAATACAAAATGCATTTGATTAGATTTCGACATAGGTATAAGAAAAGCACACAAGAAAGCGTTGAAGAAGGCAATCTCATAGCAAATCCACAACGATCCGTTTTGGTTAGAAAAAAAGACGGATATGATCATTATAAAATATCAACCAACATGGCAAATATTAAAAACGTATCGCCAGAGGTTGCTAGAAGAAATAAGCCTGATATAATGATACAATTTTATGGTGGAGAAAAAGAAAAAAAATACATGATGAAGAATCTTAAAAGATTAGGTTATGATGTACAAGACGCTGACGGTTATCGAGATACACATTTTGACGAGAACATAGAAGGATCTTACATGCTTAGAGTACGTGAGAACTTTGCTGATGGTAAGAAAAAAGGTAAAAGCAGACCCGGTCGTGTAAAAAAATCTGGTGCTAGTTGTAAAGGATCAGTCACTAGTTTGAGAGCAAAAGCTAAAAAAGCATCAGGAGAACGTGCTAAGATGTATCACTGGTGTGCTAACATGAAGGGTGGTAAAAAGAAAACAGAATCTTTATATACTGAACAAGAATTTTTACAAATCTTAAATGAAAGTACTCCTCAACAATTACAAGAAGGTATAAAAGATACATTACAGAAACTTCCAAAAAATTTATTATCAAAAGTAACACCCATAATTAAAAAGATTCCAAAGACTGCAAAAAATTTAACATTAATGGCAGTACTGCTGGGCACTATGGTAAACGCTGTAGCGGCCGGAGACATGGCAAAGGTAAACACTCCGCTTGATAAACTTAATAACATGACTACAATGAGTACTACAATGGACACAGGTACTGACGTTGGGCCTGGACATACAATGCCCGACAATATCAAGGTATTGAAAATGCCAGCACCTCCACCAGCACCAGGCGCAGATACTCCAGATGGCACAGCAGACAATGGTACAAACACACAAACAGATAAAAACGGTAACCGTACTGTATCAAGTGGAGCAGGTACATATACATTTTCACCAGATGGCAAATTATTAAAGTATGAAACTCCTAAAATAAAAGGTTATCAACAAATACATGATCTAGTTAAAAAAACAGTTACAGTTGATGCTAATACATCTGTAACAATGGACAAAGATTATGGTAACTTATCCAAAGCAGATAGAGAAATACTAAAAAAGAATGATCCTAATTTTGATAAAAGTACATCCGTAATAGATACAAAAGCAACTTATGACATGAGCGGTAAACTTATAAGCAAAGATCATACTGGTATGAAGTCTGGAGGAATGTCTATAGGTATTGATGGAGATGGTAGTAAAAATATTAAATATAATGCTGGAGGAGGCAAAGTATATAAGGCAAGTACTGCTGATATGCCAGCCGCAAAGGATACTTTGAAGAAAATGCAGAAAGATTTTAACATAGCAAATAGCCAAACAGGCGCATCGGTTGCTAATAAGAAAGGGTAAATAGTATTATGCGTATAAGAGAACTAATAACTGAATATACTACTGCTACAACAACACAGGCAGGTAATATTGCATGTTTACCTAATCCAGTAATGGCGCACGGCCATAGACCTAAGGGAAAAAACGGATTACCGCAGGCTCCTCAAAAGAAAAATAAAGATGGCACAGCTAAAAACGCACTTGACATCAGTAACAATTTGATGGGTGGCAAAGCCATAAAGAGATAAATACTTAAAAGGACACGACAATGAGAGAAAAGGACTTAAAAGAAGATTTAGCAACATTAGCTTACAAAGCCGAAGCTGATCATGAAGTTCAGATGGCTAGAGCTGATCTATACAAACTTGCCAAATATTCTATTAAATTACACGAAATGATGAAGGGTGTAACTGAGCAAGAAGGCTTAGAAGGTTGGGTCCAATCTAAAATTACTAAAGCGGCAGACTACATAGGGTCTGTATATCATTATCTAGATTATGAAACAAAATTTGATGAAATGACCGAAGCTAAAAAGAAAATGGTCAAAGATCCTAAAACGGGTAAAATGGTTCCTAACTATGCTATAGACGGCAAAGGTAAAGACGACCTAACGAAGAAAAAAGTAAGTGAAAACAAAATTATGGATCCAGAAACTAAAAAAATGGTTCCAGAAAAAGATTACGTCATGAAATATGTAATGGCAAAACATCCGCAAGAAACAAAAAAATTATTACAAAGTCAGGATCTAATGGACATATATGATACTGATTTATATATGGCTTTATTTGATTACTTTTCAGAAGATATGCCATATGGTACACAAAAAGGCAGAGATGGTGATCCTGTACAATATATGCAAGACGAATTAGATATGATGGGTATGTTTGATGGACGTGAAGGACCATTTGACATTTACAACAAGACGCCTACTATGAAAGTATCACAGCCTGATAAGGATTTAAACACACCTGCTTTTCAAAGAATGAAAGCGGGAGATCCTCGTTACACAGACGATACAAACAAAGAACAATATATTGAATCACTAAAAACAAAACTTGAAGATAATTTAAAGTCAAAAAAAAAATCTGAAGGTTCATTAGTACTAGAAGACTTTGTAGGAAAGTCTATTACTGAGGAACAATTTGACGAAGCGGCAGGGAAAAAAGATGCTTGTTATCACAAAGTTAAATCCAGATACAAAGTTTGGCCAAGTGCTTATGCGTCTGGTGCTCTAGTTCAGTGCCGTAAGAAAGGCGCAAAAAACTGGGGTAGTAAAAGTGCATCTTAGAGAACTCATAAAAATAGTAGAACAGGCGGATACTCCTAGTTACGACAACTGGGATCATGACGAAGCTATATCATATTCACAGTATTTAGAAAAACATTTTGGTTCACCAGATGAATTTACTAATGAACAAGCTGTTTGGCATAACATAGACGGGTTCAAGAGAGTAGTTTGCCGAGATGAATATATTTTACATAGTTCACCTGCTCCACATTATGACTTTGTATATTCTTACATTGACTTAGAAGTTGACGAAGATCTTTCAGACGAGTTAGCAAAATGTTCAGGTAGCATATTAATCGATCATTTGAAAAATGAAGTTGGTGCTAGATGCGGATCTCTTACAGCAAACGCTGTCACACTTAATTTTTGTTTAGATGTAGTATCAGGTAGAGTAGATCCTGTAAAAGATCAATACGAAGCACGTATTCTTGCTATGAAAGACATGTTTAAAAAGGGTGAAACATACAATTTAGATTGGTGGCCAGACACAGCAGGCGATGCTGATCCAGAAAATGAATACTATAAGGAACATTACGATCTAACAACAGAAGGCACACGTTGTTGGAAAGGTTATAAGAAACATGGCATGAAGACAATGTTTGGTAAACGTGTACCTGACTGTAGAAAAAATGAACATGTTGATTATTGTGTGAACTGTGGAGATCTTGTTTTTTCAGAAGACATGGACTTACATGAAGATCTAAAAAAATGGTTCAAACAAAAATGGGTTCGCTTTGGTCCAGACGGAAAAGTTCGTGGATCTTGCGGAGGAAAAAGTGAAGGTGAAGGAAAGCCAAAGTGTTTACCAGCCAGCAAGGCTTATGCTATGGGAAAGAAGAAAAGAAAAACTTCAGCATCTCGTAAGCGAAGAAAAGATCCCAATGCAGATAGACGTGGTAAGGCAAAAAACGTAAAAACTTAGGAGAATACCATGGAAAACTGTAAATGCGAAAAATGTAATCATACATGTCATTGTGATACAGAGTGCAAAGAGTGTGTTAATGATATATGTACTGGTTGTGTATGCCATCACTGTAAATAGCTCATAAAATAATATCAGATAAATACATTTGATATGTCATTCTTAGTTCACAACACCCCTATTATACCAGTATTTGTAAAAAAAGAGTATCTATATGATCTAGAAAAAGGACATGGAGAACTAACTCCTGGGCTTTGGATCACTGTAAAAAGCACTATGGGTAAGGCTTTGTATTTTGAAACATTACTCACAGACTACGGTGCTTTATTTGATAAACTTCCTATATCAGCTTTTGTATGGAAAGAAGATTACGACAAAGATAATCAGCTTCCTTTAGATGTATTACAAATATGGGATTGTTTTGACTATGATATTACTGTAACAAAGAAATCTATGCTGAGTAATTGTGAATTCTTTGGCAAAGATAAAAAAATGCATAAAGGCGAATATATTTTTACAGTTGATAACGCACACAGAGATAAGAGCTTAATAGACACAAACTTTTCTGAACACGATCCTGAACATAAGTCTTTTAATATAATTAAATTAGACAACGGACAGTTTGCCGCACAACCTAATAACAGAGTTATTTTCACAGATCAAAGTTTAGTACCTTCAAACAGAAAGCAACCTGACTTTAAGGTTTGTACCCAAAACTATACTGTAGAAAACACACCTAAATGGTCAGTAGGACATACCGACGAATGGCAATACAAGACGGAAGACGAAACCTAGACAAGCAATATCCTGATCATCCTGAGGATATTTTATGGCGAACAATTGATCCAGACGAATTGTGGGTATTAGATAAGCTAATACTTTCAAGAAAGATGGGTTATATTTGTGGACCTACGGGAATGGATGTTCCAAAGCCTGATTGGTATATAGTTCGTCCATGTGTAAACGCAATGGGCTTGGGCTTAGGTGCTCAAAAAGTTTGGCTGGAAGAAGAAACCATGCATCTTCCGTTAGGATATTTTTGGTGTGAATGGTTTGACGGACGTCACTATTCTGTAGATTACAAATGGGGTAATCAAGTATTATGTGTTGAAGGATTTAAAGCAGAAGATACATTTACACATTGGGATAAATGGCTCAGAATTCACAAACATATTCCTGCTCCTGATGTTGTGTTAAATACTTTTATAAACAAAGAAAATTTAAACTGCGAATACATAGGTGACAAATTGATCGAAGTACATTTAAGACAAAATACTGATTTTGATAATAATATTAACGAGTTTATTCCAGTATGGGAAGGACAAGATACAAAGCCTCCGAAAGGATATAGGTATATTGATTACCCAGATATCCACGGAAGGATTGGCGCCTTTGTAAAATGAGTGGTCCCTCACATAAGGAGGCCTGCGAGATGTTTTGGATAGTAAAAGGACATTTAAATACCTCCGATGAAACCATTTATAGTTGTTATGATTCTTACTTTAAGAGAATGTGGTGTAATTTACAAGGAGCAAGTGTCCAAGACTTAGGATATTTGGATGGTTTTGAAGAAGCATACGCAAATAAATTGGCAAAATAACACTTGACAAATAAACAAAAATACATTATAATTAGGCAACACTAGGAGAATATTATGAGTGATAGAGTTTATGGACAAGATGAAAAGGCAAAACTAGAAAGACTAGTAAATGAAGGCGCACAGGTTCTACAAGAAGTAGCTGACCTACAAGAAGGTTTGAAGGAAACTGTAAAAGCAGTTGCTGAAGAACTTAATGTTAAGACAGCAACAATCAATAAGGCAATTAAGGTAGCACACAAAGGTGATTGGCATAAAGTTGCTGATGAATTTGAAGACCTTGAAACTCTTGTTGCTACTGTTGGAAAAGACAAGTAAGTAAATATAATTATACGCCCTATACCAATTGGTGGGCATGTAGCAAGGTTTGGTTGGCCACAAGCAACTAGGAGAACAAATGAGTTACGTAGACGCATATTTTGACAGGGACTCTGATATTATCAGGGTAGTTGAAAGAAAAGAAGGTAAGAGACTTTATACTGAATACCCGGTCAAATATACATTTTATTATGATGACCCTAGAGGTAAACATAAAAGCATATACGGTGATCCTATAAGCCGTATAGTAAGTAAAAGCACAAAAGACTTCCGCAAAGAATTAGCAATAAACAACAAACGTAAGTTATTTGAATCCGACATTAATCCTATATTCCAATGTCTAAGTGAAAACTATCTTAATCAAGATGCTCCTAAACCAAATGTAGCATTTTTTGATATTGAAACTGACTTTGATCCTGAACGTGGATTCGCAGACCCAAGCGATCCGTTTATGCCAATTACTGCTATTACTGTACACTTACAGTGGCTTGATGCTTTGATAACACTAGCAGTTCCGCCTAAAACACTTACAATGGAACAGGCTAAAGAAGAATGTAAAGAATGGGGACAAGACGTTATCCTTTTTGAAAAAGAAGGAGATATGTTACAATCGTTCTTAGATATAATTGAAGATAGTGATATTCTTACTGGTTGGAACAGTGAAGGTTATGATATTCCTTATACTGTAAACAGAGTAAAACGTGTATTAAGCAAAGATGATACAAGACGTTTTTGTTTATGGAAACAACTTCCTAAGAAACGTGAGTATGAGAAGTATGGTAAATCAGCGGAAACCTATGACCTAGTAGGTAGAGTACATTTAGATAGTTTAGAATTATATCGTAAATACACATATGAAGAAAGACATACTTACAGACTTGATGCCATTGGAGAACTTGAAGTTGGCGAAAAGAAGACTGTTTATGAAGGTACCCTCGATCAACTTTATAACAATGACTTCCGAACGTTCATTGAATACAACAGACAAGATGTTGCACTACTGGACAAGCTGGACAAAAAACTAAGGTTTATAGATCTTAGTAACGAACTTGCTCATGCGAATACTGTTTTGCTACAGACCACTATGGGTGCTGTCGCAGTTACAGAACAAGCTATAGTTAACGAAGCACATAGACGTGGTATGCGAGTGCCAAACAGGCCTAAACGTGATCCTGAATCTTCGACGGCGGCTGGTGCTTATGTTGCTTTTCCTAAAAAAGGATTACATAAATGGATTGGATCAATGGACTTGAATTCACTGTATCCGTCCGTCATTAGAGCACTTAACATGGATCCAGCAACCATTGTCGGACAACTCCGTCCAACACTTACTGAAGAATACTTAAATGAAGCAATGAATTTACAGAAAAAATCATTTGCTGGAGCATGGGAAGGAAAGTTTGGAACTTTAGAATATGAAGCAGTGATGGCAGAAAAACGTGATGTTGCTATTACATTAGACTGGGAAAATGGAAAAGAAGACATTCTTAGTGGTGCTGAAATATATAAGATGATCTTCGAAAGTAATAAGCCTTGGATGCTATCGTCTAATGGTACAATTTTTACTACAGAGCATGAAGGTATAATTCCTGGACTACTTAAACGTTGGTATAGTGAACGTAAAGAGCTACAAGGTCAGCTTAAGAAAGCAAAAGATGCCGATAACAAGATTGAAGTAGAATATTGGGACAAGCGACAACTTGTTAAAAAAATTAACCTAAATAGTTTGTATGGTGCTATACTTAATCCAGGCTGTAGATTCTTTGATAAACGTATCGGACAGTCTACTACACTATCAGGTAGAACTATTGTTAAACACATGTCAGCAGAAGTGAATAAAGTTATTACTGGTACTTATGATCACGTTGGTGATGCTGTCATATACGGAGATACTGACTCTGTATATTTTAGTGCTTATCCAATTCTTAAAAAAGATATTGACGCTGGTAAGATTCCTTGGTCAAAAGAAAACGTAATTACATTATATGATCAAGTAGCTGAAGCGGCAAATTCAACATTTGATAAGTTTATGGCTGAAGCATTTCATTGTCCTAAAAGTAGAGCAGAAGTTATTGCGGCAGGTAGAGAAATTGTTGCTGAAAGCGGATTGTATATTACTAAGAAACGTTATGCGGCATTGGTTTATGATTTGGAAGGTTTTAGAACAGACACAGAAGGTAAGCCTGGAAAAGTAAAAGCAATGGGCTTAGACTTGCGTAGATCAGATACTCCAGTGTTCATGCAAGACTTCTTAAGTGAACTTTTATTAATGGTGTTAACAGATAAAACTGAAAAAGAAATACTGAATAGAATTACAGAATTTAGAGCTGACTTTAAGCAACGTCCGGGATACGAGAAAGGATCTCCTAAGAGAGCAAATAAAGTTGGACACTATAGAAGGTTAGAAGAAAAACAAGGCAAGGCAAATATGCCCGGACATGTTAGAGCAAGTATCAATTGGAATACACTAAAACGTATGAACGGGGACAAGTATTGCCAAGAAATAGTTGACGGTATGAAGGTTATCGTTTGTAAACTGAAACAAAATCCACTAGGATATACAAGTGTTGCTTATCCAACTGATGAATTACGAATACCAGATTGGTTTAAAGCACTTCCTTTTGATAATGACGCAATGGAGGAAACAATTATAGATAATAAATTAGATAATCTTATTGGTGTTCTCAATTATCATTTAGAAGATACTAAACAACACAATACTTTCAACACACTTTTTGACTTTGGAGAATGATATGATACACACAATACAACAATTAATGGACAAAGTAAGTGCTATGCATGGCTTGGCTGTACAAGCACATAGGGAAAAATATAAAACACATACAAAAGAATATGATGTTGATCTTGTAACACATTTAGTTGAACAAATTCAAGCTATGGCTGGAGACATTTATAACGATAGAACTCCACACCCTAAGCTACAAGCAAAGAAGGAGAAGAAATAAATTGAATATATTTGCTAAAATTAGTGAACGATTGCCAGAGTTTTGTCTGAGCCATTGGTTACTGAGAATACCACTAGCAATAGTTTTTATTCAGCAGGGATTAGATAAAATTCCAGTTGATATAGACACAGCTGATTCATTTGGATTGCCTTATCTAGTATGGTGGGTAGTTGCTTATGGTGAATTAGGAGCGGGTATAGGATTACTTGCGGGCGGACTTATGGCAAACAAGTGGTTAGAAAATTGGCCATGGATGGGTGATACCGTTACTAGATTCAGTGGTATTACAATCAGTTGTATTATGACCGGAGTGATTTGGGTAGGAGAACCTGAAAGTTTTTGGGACGTAATTTTATACGACAATCTACATGTATTTTTATGGGTAGGTGGTGTATTTTTTGCTTTAAGGGGAAATAGAACATGAGTGATCCGAATCAACCATACCATAACAAAGGCTTTGGAATATCCTTCATGTGGATAATTTTAGTTGTCTTTATTTTTCCTTTAGTCGCTATGATGAGCATGGACGATACATGGAGTAGATTTTTAAAAAAGTACGGAGATCCTATTACAACAAATTGTTGGGAAAATAGCAAACATGAAAAAGTTTGTTCAGTACCTACTGAAGGTGCTAAATTGGCAGACTGTAAGTTTTTAAGGAACTTTTGTATAGAAGAAGTATATAGATGGAGAGCGAAATGATTATATCAGACGCAGAAACAATGTTATTAACATTAGTACTAGGTGGACTATTTTATGCTTACCTATGTTGGAGAAATTTATGAAACTTACTTTAATTGGATTCGGTTTTGTAGGTAAAGCAGTACATAATTTATTACAAGATCATTATGATGTAAAGGTAGTAGATCCACAATATAATAATAATGTTATTACAGAAGATTCAGATGGCTATATTGTTTGTGTTCCAACACCAAGCTCACCTAATCTTAATGCTTGTGACATGAGCATAGTTTGGGACGTCATAAAAAAATGTCCTGACGATAAACCTATATTAATTAAAAGTACTATAAGCCTTGAAGGTTATCAAGAAATTAAGTCTTGGAACAAACGAATTACATTTAGTCCTGAATTTTTGACAGCCGCGAATGCTAACGAAGACTTTAAGAATCAAACCAATATGTTATTTGGAGGCTATGATACAGACTTTTGGTATGATATATTCATTTTAGTCAAAGGATTTAAACCTGTATATGGAACCGTTGAAGAACTTATAATGGCAAAATATTTAAGAAATAGTTTTTTAGCTACCAAAGTTGCGTTCTTTAATGAAGTTTATGATTTCTGTAAATCAACAAATATTGAATATGAGAATGTTGCTGATTTAGTAGGCATTGATGATAGAATTACGAAAAGCCATATGATGATTCCTGGACCAGATGGTAGCAGAGGATTTGGCGGTGCTTGTTTCCCAAAAGATACAAAAGCCCTTTTACATACTTTTTCAAGTTATAATAAACCGTTTACTATATTAAAAGAGGTAGTAGACTCAAACGAAAGGACAATCAATGAACATTCTGATAACAGGTCATGAGGGATTTATAGGCACAGAATTATGGAAAAGATTATCTACTAAACATGATTTAATGGGATTAGATATAAAAAGTGGAGACGATATACTTACATGTGAGCTTCCACACCCTAGTGTAGTAGAAATGGTAATACATTTAGCAGGTATAGGTGGAGTAAGAGAAAGTCTTGCTGATCCTCAAAAGTATTGGAATAACAATGTAGAAGGAACAAAAAGACTTCTTAATTATTATCCTAATGCTAGAATTTGTGTGGCAGGATCTAGTTCACAGTACGAACCTCACCTAAATCCATATGCGGCAAGTAAAAATATTATAGAATATATACCTCACGATAATTGCTGTTTTATGAGATTCCATACAGTTTATGGACCTATTCCTAGAGCTAATATGTTTTTCGATAAACTATTAAACAACAAACTAGAGTATGTTACAAATCATAAAAGAGACTTTATACACATTGAAGATCTTTGTGAAGCAATTGAAATAATAATGAATAGTAAAACCGTAGGTTCGTTAGATGTTGGTACAGGAGTTTGTGTAAGTATTCACAACATTAGACCTGACTTACCTGTAAAACTAAATACTGTTGGTGAAAGAAAGATCACACAGGCAAATACAAAAAAACTTAGAGATTTAGGTTTTACACATAAGCATACCGTA